CCACCGGGACAACACGGTGAAGATTTTCACGGTTCTGCTCGAAGAGGTTGAGAATTGGAACAACACCATCATTTCAGAGCATGCCAAGGAGTTTGAAGCCAAGTGCAGTTACTTTTCTGACCTGCTTGCAGCTGTATTCATTTGCTATGTAAACATTCTGGCCAGAGCAATTCGCAAAAAGAATGATGAAGGCAAGCAGCTATCTGTTCAGTTGCCGAGTAACTCTGAGTTTGTTCATCGGTGCCTCTGGAATGCAGCGCAGCTTTTCGTGACACGCTTCCAGTTTTTCCGTGAAGAGAATCCGCATATTCGCTACGAGAAGCTCTATGAAGTGTGCTCCAAGGCGGTTCATCAGACTCTCGATGATCTATTGCCAATTCAGAACATTCTTCGCACTTATATCGACAGTGGATCCACATTTAGCATTGGCGATGAACCGGTGGGTGATGTACCAATTGAAACTGAGCCAGAGCCAGAGCCAGAGCCCCAGGAGCCAGCACCGGACCCCGAGGTCAAGGAGATTCCAGTTACACAGCCGTCGCTGTTTGATGATGCGCCGGAGAAAACTCCCGTGCAACAGTAATGAACAAGTATCTCAGGCAACCGTTTCCAGCGGCAGTTGCGGGAGCTCTAGCAACTTATATTTATCTCATGATCAAGACAAGACTCAATGGTGATGAAACACAGCCAAATTCTTACTTTTTGAAGCCGGCATTTCTAGTTGGAATCCTGGTTTACTTTATCGTGCACATGGGTCAAATAGAGTCCGAACCACTTGCAGCTTAGAGAATCGGAAATCACAAACAGAAATGGCGACTACTCTCGGTGCTTTCAATGACATGATGGAGCAGTTTATCAATGAGCTTGTGCAGACGTTTCCAGAGGAAAAAACGTTCAAAAAGTACCAGGTTGCTCTAGACCTGGCTCGCAAGACGAATCCACGTCAGATTCTTAACGAGTACATGTCGGCTGTTCGGCCAGTCAGTGACCGTATTATGCAGTCCGACGAGTCGGTTCTAAATGATGTGAACATTCCGGATCTGGACCTGACTAAGATTTGGACTCCAGATCTGTCTGCTGGTACCAAGTCGGCAATCTGGCAGTACCTGCAGACGCTTATTGTGCTAGGTACAACCATCAGCGCTCTACCTCAGGATGCACTGAGCGCAATCGAGGCGGTTGCCAAGCAGGTTGCAGAGAGCGGTGACATGTCGCAGCTGGGAGCTCTTATGGGCAGTCTGGGAAAAAATCCCGGTAAGTTTTAGATGATTTGGTTCAAGGATCCTTCAGCTCTAATCGAAAAGCCTCTGGATTTTTGGCCCAGAAGTGGTCAACAGATTTCTGAAAAGGTAAACTCAACAACTCGTTTCATTGTGTATTCCTCTCTAGTTGCCTACTTTTTCAAGCGTGACCCGCGGGTTCTGATTCTGGGTATCATGGTTCTACTTGGCATCTTTCTGTGGTTTCAGGTAAATCCTAGTGCCGAGGTGACAACTGATGCCGAAGACCCACTGAATAACTTTACGGAGGATCGGGTATATAACTCGGAGGAGGTTGATCGCTTTATGGAGAAGGCGTTCCCGGATGATCGGCGAAATGCTGAGCGTCCATTCTTTACCATGCCTACATGGGATCTCAAGCCATTTCTTGACATGCAGGGACGCGGAAGACCTTACTGTCGCGATGATCAGAGTGCTTGTACCGCGGAGGGCAATACACATTTCCCAGATGAGACCACCATGAGAGCGCAGTATGGACTAAGTGCTCAGTTGTCTAGGTTCTGACGAGGTGCTTGCAACTCGGAAGCGTCAGAAGTTTTTCTTAGACAACTTTAATGCAGTGCGAGCGCGGAACTAGTTTGATGATGACAGATCAGGCGACACTCACAAACCGTGGAACACTCAATGTTGTGGACATGGTTGAGACTGGAAGTCGGCTGATTCCGGCGGACACCAAGTGGTTCCGCAAGTATTATTCTGAGCAGCCTTATGACTTTCCTCAACAGGAGGTGCTCGGCATCAACTCAGTGTCATGGGATCCACGCAGTACTCGCTCCGATCTACAAAACTTCCTGCTAAAAGAGAGGTATTTCAACCGCTAGTTTTTTTAGAAGCCTTCAGTAAATGGCGGCGATAGCTGCTGTGCTGGGCTTGGCCTTCCTTGGTAACTCGATCACAAAGGATGACCCGAATTGTAAAAAGGTGACGATTGACAAGGGCGAAGTGATTTCCGTTAGGCCCGATAACGGAACCGTGCTAACATCTCGAGCGGAGCTAGCAACTGCCCAGTTTTCGGAAAACCCAACAATTCGTGCCAACCGCTGGACGGGAAAGGAGGCGGTGAATTTTGTTCAAACGGTCCCAATGCGTTCTCGCGATGTTCATGGGCAGCCGGTATACGATTTTAACGATCGTCAGGGCATCACAAACAAGATGAACAACTTGAATCCCAATCCATGGACTCGTGTTGGACCGGGTCTTGGAATTCCAGCTGGCGTACCAGCCTATGGCGGTTACCAGCAGCTGCTCCGGGTTCTTCCGACCAATACGAATGAGTATCGTTTGACTACTCTTCCGGGTCGCCCGGGTGGACCTCCTAAGAATATTGTTCCGCTGCAGGAGTCGCATATCCGAGTGGACAAGAACCGGCCCGAGAAGGACTTTTACCGTGGAACAACCGAGACTTCGCAGGTGGCCAAGGCTCCGGAGGCTCGCGGACGTTACGTAAAGGGTGTTCGGTGGACCAAGCGGGATGTTTCTATGTTCCGCGATGATGATCTGCAGTACGGTGCACCGCAACAGGTCAAGCCGCTGAACTCAGCCTATGTCATTACCGGAAATCAATCGATGGATCGCTGCGATCGTCGTGCCAAGCCGGATCGCCCAGGTAATGCTGGTCGCATGAATGTTCGTGCGGATCCACTTGGAGCACATGGAGCAGTTACATCAGTTCGGGTCGACTCAATTATGGATCCAGAGCCCAGAGTCGGCCAGAGACTGGTGCCAGAAAATTATACTCGGACCGGTCTTCAGCAGGCTAACCCATTCAAGGAGAATCGCAGTTTCCTGGCGGGTGACGCTTCTCTGAGTCTAGCCAAGCGACAGCTTGCTGGTAACCCTCTGAACCACTCGATCAACTAGCGAAAAAATAATACCCGCTGTTGTTAAATGTCGGGTGGTATTGTCCAGCTGGTCGCAACTGGTGTGCAGGATGTGCACCTTACGGGCAATCCGGAGATTTCCTTTTTTCGTTCCCAATTCAAGCGCCATACCCACTTTGCCATGTCCAATGAGCTTCAGCAGCTCCAGGGCGTCCCAGGTCCCGGTAATATTTCCACTATCCGGTTCGAGCGCAAGGGCGACCTGCTTAGTTACGTCTACTTCACCGCTCGCGATGGCTCAGCCACCCTTCGCGGCCTGGACTGGGGATCCATTATCGACCGCGTGGAGCTACTCATCGGTGGGCAGATAATCGATACCCAGGATTACTACTTTTCCAATACCATCAGCCCTCTGTTTGTGTCTAGTAACTTTGCCACTCGGTACCAGCCAGGTAACCCTCTCCCAGTATTTTTCCCGCTGCAGTTCTGGTTCTGCAAGGATTGGCAGTCTTCTCTGCCGCTAGTGGCTCTTCAGTACCATGACGTGGAGATTCGCATCACATGGAGCACTAATACTAACAACTGGGGTCTGTCGCCACCCGGTTCAAGCTCAAATTACCAGCAGATGGAGTATCGCGCATGGGCAAACTTTGTGTACCTGGACAAGCAGGAGCGGGAGTACTTTGCCGGTAACCCGATGGACCTAATAATGTGGCAGGTCCAGCGCCAGATTTCATCCAATACCAGCGCCACCATGGAGCTGGCCTTTAATCACCCAATGAAGTTCCTTGCTTTCCCCGCTCAGATTTACCAGAGTCCTTACCAGACTCTACGCCTACAAATTAACGGCGTTGATCTAGGAATTGACAAGTCGCTGATAAACTACTCGCAGGTTTATCCGTATTACCACACACAGTACGGTTTTGACGCCCAGAATACTACATTTACCCAGAATCCGGTGGGCCTGGTTCCATTCTGTCTTGACACGACCAAGCTGCAGCCAACTGGTACACTAAACTTTAGCCGTATCGATACCTTCCGGCTGGTGACCAGCTCAAATAACACTATGCGTACTGCAATTGTAGACGCAACCAGGACGCAGTACATCTACGGTGTGAATTACAACGTGCTGCGCATCAAGGGTGGCATGGCGGGTCTACTTTACAGTAATTAAGTTCCGTGCCACTAGTAGATGGCCCAGCTGCTTGCAGCGGGTCCCCCTTGCGAACTTGAGGGAAACTTTTCATTCTTTCAAGGTGTTTACAAGAGGTATACGCCATTTGCCCTAGACTTTGTCGAACAGCGACTGGAAGGATCGACTTTTGAGTTTATCCGAGGCGGTGACTATCTCATGTACAGTTATCTGTATTCTACATCTGTTGTCAACTGGCGAGCAGTTCTTACAAGTGTCGACCTGCTCATCGGTGAACAGGTTATAGATTCTTGGCCAGTTGAATACCTCTTGGACTACTTTCCAATTTTGTTGGGAACTACACAGTCGATGGCAGAGTACTCTGCTGGTGTCTTCTTGCCATTACCGTTGCCACGACTGCCACTGTGCGCTCTCAGATATCACACGGTGAAGATCAGATTGAATGGTCTAACGGCGCCGGTCAAGTGCCAAGCTTGTATGGCGTACCTAAGTGAAGCTGAGCGTATCCATATGAAAGATTTCGACCTATTGATTAATCAGGTTCAAAAGAAACCAGTGTGCACCGATGGTACAGTCTACCTGAGCCACCCCGTCAAGTTTCTTTGGTCAAATAACGTGACAACCAATCGCTTGCTGATCAATGGCATGGATCTGTGGACAAACGATTCATCGATAGGGCTTTACTATTCTACCAAGTACGCTGTGAACTCTGGTTTTGAGAACCAGCGGTCGTACCAGTACATGGACCTGTTCAAGTTTCTGGGGACTGTTCCGTGGGGAATCCGAACACTGCAGAGCGCCAAGGGTAACGTGTTTATGTTTTCGTCGCAGCTTCAGCAATCTCAGATGGCAATTTATAACATGGGGCCGATGAATGCACCTAGTTCTTGGACGGTGATTCCTTTCGAGTACACTGACTTTGGTCCTCCTCCATTTTTTGCATCAGTGTCTACCTTCACCGGCGCAGCTCTAGTTCAAACGTATACAATTGATCTAGTGCCTTACAAGATGCTCGCATTCCTTGGCTCAGGGTCCTTCACGGTCAGCTCACCAGGCTATTTCGATCTTTTAGTTATTGGCCCAAACGGAACAGGTGTCGGGGCATCCGCCGGACAATTGCAGCTAGCTGCTAATACTCTTATCTCGACTGGAACAGTTTCGGTGACGATTGGTGCCAGTACTAGTGTATCTAGTATTACTTCGGTGGCTGGTGCAAATGGAAATGGCAACCTGGGAGGACTTGGAGCTGGTGGACCAGGATCCGGTGCCAATGGTGGTCCTGGTCTAAGTCAGACGGTGTCCGGATCAAACGTTTATGTATTTTCGCAAATGTTCAATACTACAATTGGTGGCACTAACGATGGTCAGAATAACTTTTACTACTGTGGCGGTGGAGCTGGAAAGGGAGGTACACCAGGTATTGGTTTCGGGACTCCACCAATGGTACTGTTACGTTTCCGGACAGCTTAGTTTCGTAGCATCTAGTATGGCATCGTCGTGTGATTTTACGACGAGTGTATATGATGGTTTCAGCAACATTTATGCATGTGGCTACTCGGTGCCTGGTCTTTACAGGATCAATGTAGACACTTTGAGCGTAACAGCCCTTAACGTGACTGGCAAAATTGGAAATGTTTATGCCCTGCAGATGTACTCATGCGTGGCCCAAAACTCAAATCTGTACATCTTTGGCGATGCCAAGTACATGGCAATTGATACTTTCAAGGGGTTCACCGTGACTGGTGCTCAAATTTACAATCTCCGGAGCATCTTTGCGACTGGAACTGGTACCGAGATTTACCAGTACGCCGAAATTTCTGGACCAGGAACCATCAATGTTTACTCATTGTACACGACGAATTTTCAGTTGAACTACAAGGTGGGCCAAATTAATGCGTGGACAGGTGCACAAATACAGCCACTTGGTCCATTTAGTCCTCAACAGATTTCATACGTCAGCTCGCTAGGCCTTGCACTCGGAAATTTTTGTGCCAATGTGCAGGTTAGCAATGTCAACTACTTTGTTCCCAGTGTTCCAAAACAACTATTTGCCAAGGGAATCTCGACACCAACTAATTATGTTCAGCTGCCGGTTAGTCAAAGCTTTGCTGGTGGATCGACCAATGGTCGCTACATTTACATGTATCCCGCATCAGGGTCTAGAAACTTGGTCCAGTTTGAGGTTCAGCCGAGATTTTCTCTTTTTGTGCCATTTTGTCTGGATTCATCCAGTACCGATCCAAGTGGTCAAGTCAACTTTAGCCGGCTTTCTCTTCAGATACCTGGAGCAACTAGTGGTACCGTGTATGCAGTAAACCACAATATTCTGAGATTTCGAGATGGCATGGCGGGGCTTTTGTACGCAACTTGACTTTTATCCGAGCCTTTATTAATGAATTGGATTCTGGTGGGACTATTATTCTGTGTTGCACTCGTGTCAATAGAACCTAAAAAGAATCTGAGAGACCAGTATGGAACATAAGGCCATTGCGATACCTGTAATTCAAGACCCTGGTGGTGCCAGATTTTTACTTGTTCACGACAAGCGTTACAAAGAATGGACATTTGTGACGGGTGGTTGTCACCATCGTGAAGTGATTAATCCGATTCGAACAGCAATCAGAGAACTTGAAGAAGAGACTCGTGGAGTCATTGCTCTTCGTCGAGGAACCTACAAGTACTTTAAGTTTGCAGCTCCGTCTGCATGGTATCACGTATTCATATTCAAGGTTACACTTGACTCTGTGCTAACCGTGGACCGATTCAATCACGAAAAATGGCGGATGGACACGAAGCAGGTTTGCTTCAGAAAAAACTATGACGAAAATGATTCAATGATCTTTCTGAACCTTGATCAAATTAAAGAGTGTACCCGGCTGTGGCCATTCATTGCCGAGAACATTATTGAGAATCCAGAATTTTACGAGGTGCTTGCATCAGAAACCGAGCACAATTTTTCTCTGGAAACCGTAGATGACCGAAAGCAAAACAAAACTATTGGAGAAGCTGCGAAAGAAGACCGGCAAGGATCTCCCAGAGTGGAACGACTGGCCAGTGTACAAGATTCTCATGGAGCTCCGGGAAGATTCTGACGAGTCAGACTCGGAGCCCGACGACCTAGTGTCGCGCATGGGTGGTCGTTTTAAGAAAACTCGCTCAAAGTAACTATGGATCGATGGAGAACCAGTAAAGCTCCAACACATTTTTCAATGGTTGGAGGTCTTTTGAGGGTTCCAGTCGAGGAAACTGAGCAATTTTTTGTTCAGTACATCAACGAGGTCATCACAGGAAAGGTTTATCTCGTTGAAAAGATTACACCCAAGTTTCGTTTCTTTGTAGATCTAGACTGGGTCGGGTCAAAGCCGGACTACCGAAGAGTAATCGAAGAAGCGAATCGTGTCGTACCAGGGCGAATAGAAGTTGCGGTTACACCCATGAAAATCCGCGGAACAGAAACCAAGTACGGTATGCACCTCCACTGGCCAGACCTTATTGTAGGCAAGACGGAGGCTCTCGAGCTAAGAGAGCGGCTACCAGATGAGATACGTCAGTTTGCAGACAAGAGTGTTTACAGCACCGGACTGCGAATGCTTTGGTCCCACAAGAAAGATGGATCCTTGCCTTATGTTCCACTTGGTCACCCTAAACCTGACGTTGGAATGCTCAGACTCTTTTCAATTCGAGTCGGTGGTCAGGATTCCCCGCCGGTAGCAAACCCAACGAATAGTCCCTTGCTCCAATTTATTCGCGAATACATTCCAGGGCAAGCGAACACTAGAATCACCAAGACTAAGCGGAGTGGCCAGATTACCAGATTGGAAACTGACTCGAGATACTGCGAACGAATCAGAAAAGAGCATCGATCGAATCACATCTTCTTTGAGGTCACCAAGGACACCATCCGACAACGGTGCTACGATGAGGACTGCAAACATTACGAGGGAAAGATTTACAAATTGTCTCCGTCAGTATTAGATGCACTTAAAGGTGCTATTCATGCTGATGATTCTAGCGATTTTCTGGACTCTGATTGAATCTAGGCTATTTGGCATCAGTCGGTACATTCAGGCTCTCGAGCCTTACTCAGGTCTTTCCCCAGACTATTTCGAGCGGTACAAACAAGGGCTCTATATGTTTAGACGCGAGCTTTATAAGAATCCAGAACTGGCCAAAAGTCATCTGGGAGCAGCTCTGGACTCGGCCAGAGAGATGACTCTGTGTACGAGGACCGCTGATTCGAGCGTACAAGGAGATCTTGATGCTAAAATAACTGAGATTAGAATGGATTTGCTTAAAAGAATCCGAGGCTAGATAATCAATGGAGGTTCGCACGCGTTCTGGGCGGCTGGTGAAAAAGCCCGACTTTTATGTTCCGCAGGAGGTTCCAGATGACGACTTTGACGATTCTGAATACGATGAGGAGGAGTCCGAGGTGTCTTCCGAGGTTTCATTCGAATCTGAGGAATCGTCAGATTCGGAAGGTTCTCTCGAGGATTTTATAGTTAAGGACTCCGAGTCTAGTGTTGATAATGGAGACGATAATGACACCGCTGAGTCGTCCGAGTCCGAATCAGATTCCGATTGAGCCACCACGAGAGGAGCCCAAGGTGGAGCCCCGACCGGCTCAGGAGTGGTATCCAGAGCCAATCTGGAGTGAACCCAAACCTGAGCAGATTGAGAGAAATGTGGTGATTATGGTGTTTGTTGCTTTTATTGCTGGGCTTCTACTCGGAAAGATTATGAACCCAGTGATTCTAAAGCACTGAGCTGAAGAGTAGTCTTGGCAGGGCTGGGTAAAAACCCACCCTCACAACCAGTCATGAGTCGCACCGTCGACTCTCTTAGAATTTCATTGAACCTGTCGCCAGTTACGAGCGGATCCATTACATCGGATGCGCTCAAAACCGGCTCCATGTATCTCTTTTTTGTGGCTGCACCTATGATTGCCAGCACAATCAGCGCCACCGTCACTGTAAGAACCTGTAGAAACAGTACGATCATTGTAATCTACTCCGAAAGTTTACTGGACTGACCCAGACGCCACTGCTGGCGGTCAGCCATCTCCTTCTCGATAATGTCATTCGCCTCCTTGACAAGCTCATCAATTGGAGTGTCCGGCTTCTCTTTGCGTAGACGCTCGACAATCTCAGCTGGGTGGCTAATGGGCGGCTCATCGGGCCTGGAATAGTACTTGGAGTTTTCATCGCCAGGGTCGAGATGCTCCGTAGCCATCATGTCCTTCTTGCGCTTCTCGAACATGATTGCAGCCTGGCGCTGATTCTCGCGGTACTTGCCCATAATCTCCTGTAGCTTGTCCTCTGCGTAATTGACGTCAGAGATCTGGTCACGGTCAGGGGGAATCAGCAGCCACTTGTACATGTCCACCAGGTAAATGTCAAACGTGGCGTCCTCCTTCTGTAGGCGCTTGGCATACGCCTCCGCCTCGGGCTTGGTTGCAAATACTCCCCGGATCTTTAGACCAAACTTCTCATTCTTCTGCGGAAGATCTGGACCAACAAGCGAGATGAGGGCAAACTGCTGACCAGGTACAGTCACAAAATCCTGCTCAAGCAGACCAGACATTTTAAGAGTAGACGCTAGTATACTTTAAATGGATTTACGCAAGATGAACAACCACTTGAAGAAGGAGCTAATAGGTGCGTTTGCCCTAAAGGATCTCACGGT